GTATAATAAATATATCAAATAAAGAAAGGCACACCGAAAAGGTGTGAGGGTGTAAATTATGTGTGAAATGACAATGGATAAAATTAAAGTTATAAGAGAAATGCTTTCGAGTGGGAAAAGAGTATGGGTCGAATTAAACGACAATAGAGTGTATGAAGTAGTATTTGCAAAAGGAATAAAATTTGAAGTAAAACAGCGTGGTGCAAGTACCGTGTTATACATAGGAGAAAAAATTTATAATTGCTGGGTAGGCGAAAGGAAGTGAAAATAAGTATAGTACATAAAAGAAAGAGGGGTACATGCCCCTCTTTAAATTACACTAAACTTGATATTGCACCTGTAATAATAATTGCATTTGTGTCGTGGTACGTTGTTCCACTAACTTTTTTAGTAGCAACGGTTACTCCGTAATCTCCCACATCAGACCGCGTTTTTGTAAATCGCACATTATACGTCCCACCAGCGAAAGGAACTGTGATAACATGTTGCTCATTGTTTAAAATTGGCGAAAAGTTTGTAGTAATAAGCATTGTGCCAATGGCTTCGTCGGTGTCTCCTTTCATGTTAACTAAAAATAAGCCACCACCGTCACCATCTAGTCCATTTATTGAAATCCGACGGTAACTCGTATCCGTCGATGGTATGTGCATTCTTGCCCCATCTTGTACTAAAATATTATCTGCCATTTTAGTGATTTTTGTTTTGTTTTCGTTCACTTTTGTTTCCAATGTTTTTACAGATTCCGACAACTGTACAACGGTTTCCTGCATTGCGTCAACGTCTTTTTTTACCTGCGTTACGTCTGTTGTCAATCCTGCAACGTTAGTAGTAAGTGACGACGTGCTTTCCTGCAAACAACTTATCGCGTTATTAGCACTTTCAATCTGTACCTTAAGTGCGTCAAGTTCTGTTTCTGAAACGCTCGCTTTGCTGTCAATTTGCTTCAAAAGCGAATCAATAGCCACCATTGCACCATTCCAGTCTAAAAGCCATGCGGGTTTGTCGGTTGCTATAAAAATAGGTAAGCCATAATTATCTGTACCGTTGCTAGCGTTTACCTTTCCAATTTGCACTCCCACAACACTTTTCATATTTTTTTCACTCATATTTTACAACCTCCTATTTTGTAGCCTGCGCAGTTGCCGTATAGGCACGCAATGTAATTTTATTGTTTCCAGAAATTGACACGTTCAACGTTTTTGAATCACCAGAACCGCTATAAGTAACAGCCACCGTATAAGATTCTGCTGTGTTATTAGGTGTCAAAATTGTTTTTGTTTCAACTCCGAAAGTACCTGAACTTTCGGCACTAGTTTCGCCGGAAATGAAAACAGGTGGTAATGCCATTTTTGGAGCGTTGCTAGTGCGATAATCAGCATATACAACTACTGAAATATTTTTTAGTGAATAATCTGCGGTCAAATCTTTAAGCGTTGCAGGAAGAATACCACTTTCATTCAAACAATGTAAAACGTTGGCGCGTGTTTTTAACGGCTGTACATCCTGCTCCAAGTTTGAAAGCCTTGACGTTGTCAATCCAATCGCCCTTGAATTTTGCTGGATGTCGTCTGTATTTTTGTTTACCATATTTGTCAAAGAACTCAAACCGCCCTCAATAGGTGGTATAGTATTGTTTGTTATATTTTCCACGCTTGAATTAAGTTCTGTCAACTTTTGCGTTGTCTGCTGGTTAATAATATCCTGTGCATTTTTATTGGCATTTACAATTTTTGTTAAAGAATCCAGTCCACCTTCAATAGGTGGGATAACATTATTTGTAAGGTTATCCAGTTCGGTGTTTATAGTGTTTATAGCCTCCTGCAATTGTAATACTAATCTGTTTTGTGCCTGTAAGTCATTGATAACCGTGTTATATTTACTTTCAAGTTTATTTGTTTTACCCTCCAAAGTAACGACGCGGTTAGTCAAAGCGGTATTGTATGCCTGGATTTCTTCGATTATATTATTTATTTTAGCAATATTAGCATTTGCCGTTGTAATCAAATTTTTGTTTGCTTCTTCACTTGTTGAAATCTCTTTGATAACGGTGTCAAGTTCCGTCATTGCACCGTTCCAATCTACAAGCCATGATGGCTTGTCGGTGCCAATAAAAATAGGCAATCCATAGTTAGGAGTGCTATTTGTTGCGTTAAAATCCATAATTTTTATACCTCCATTTTATAAATTATTTATTGAATCTGCGTAATAATTTACGCGTAATTCATACATCACTAAATTGTCATTTGAAACATAACTTTCATGGCTCAAATCTGTGTAAGATAGTGAGTTTGCTGTACAGTCTCCAAAATTAAAAGTATTATCTTTGCCATTGTCAGCAAGTCCAATTTTAACATGCCTTGAATAGGCAACTTGCTTTTCGTTGTTGCACGTAAAGTCTGTCACATCAAATTCCTCTGCTTCTCCTGTTGTTAAGTCGTTAACAATATTTATTTGTTCTTTCTTTCCTTTTCTTCCAATTATCAAACTGAAAGAAATGATATCGGAATTTCCAATATTGTTTAAAGTTTCCCATGCGGAATTTGTTGCACCCTGCGTAGTGTTCTCATTTTCTTTTTTCCAAACTGTAGAAGTGCTGATATACCTACGATTTTTTAAATCAAAGTCACCATCTTGTTTTGTTGGATTTATATTAAAAAACTCGTATTCTTTAGCGGTGTAATTTGAAGTATCCATATTCTGTGCCGTGCTTGTTTTTTCGTCAAAATATTTTGACGTGTCAGCATTCCAGCGTGCTCGCTCTATAAGCTCATATAGTACTTTTGGCATGTTTTCTTTTTTTCCAGTAAACGGCGAAAAGATTTTGCTTAAACTTTCGGAAAAAATGAAACCGCTGTACACGTCAAAAGCGTGTGCTTCTAACTCCATTTTGTCATACTGTTCCGCTGTCATTTCCATTTTGTCATATGAAATAGAAAGCACACCCAACTCGCGGAGATATTCATAAAAAGAGTTGAAAGTGTCTTGCACGTTACTTTTGACCCCTAACACAGCATTGTAAACTTTTGGAAAATCTTTCACAACGTTTTCAATTTTGTTGTTCAAAAATTCGTCCTGTGCTTCTCTTTTTATGCTTTCAACACCTACTTTATTATCTGTATATTTTATTTGACGTTTTTCTGCGTTAAAAATCTGTGTATCAATATAATTTTTTAATTCCTTAATTTTGTTATTTGTTTTTAAAATTTCGCTGTCAATGTAAGCATACAAATCATGTACTTTTTTGTCTGTTTCTTTTTCAAGTCTTGAAATTTCTTTTTCAAAATCTGAAACAAAAGCGAGTAATGTTTTTTCAAGTGCGGAAATTTCTTTTTCAATGTCCAACCTTAATTTTTTTATTTGTTCATCGGTGTAATTGTTTACATCGTTAGAAAGATTGTTAACTTGCTCAACCAATTCGTTTATTTTCTTCATTATTTGAGCGAGATTATCCTCATACGTTAAAGTATCGGAATATATCCCTGGGATTGTAAGTGGTGCAATCGGTGGAAGCCAACCACCGCAACCGTAACCGTACATAACACGTGCCTCCATTCTACCATAGCCCCATAAATAGGGTTTCTAAATTATCAATAACCAGCATGTCAATATTTAGGAATGTACTTCGGAATTTCATAAGCATTTCGCTATATGTTTCTGTGCCTTGTTTACCGAAAACACTTTCTATATAATCGTCGATATTGTCTATCTTTGTTGTGTTATCTGTTTTTCCTAAAATATTGCTCGTTAAAATCGTCACATTTTTTATATTTTCGTTGCCGTCTAAAACGTTCTTTTTGTTGTCGTTACTTGTTTCGAAAGTGTTTTCTGTATTGTTTGAAGTCAAGTTTTTGTCATTTTCTCCACTTTCGTGGTCTGTATCTTCTCCAGTTTTTGAATCTGTATTAGTCCCACTCTTTATTAAAACATCAGAACCGCCAAGCGTTATTGTTTCATTTCCAGTTTTTGTTAGTGCTGTACTTCCTGTATTTTTGTCTGCGCGATTTTCGAAAGTTTTAACTGAATCGCTTTCACTTTTCGGTGTGACTGTCGCGGTAACATTTGTCAAATATTTTCCTGCTTTTATATTTTCGATTGTTCCTTGCGGTGTATCGCTGTACTTTGTTATGCTTTCAAATTCTTCGGGCACAATGTTTTTTGTAGTCTCTTTACCCTCATAACTGGTAGTCGTGTTTATTGTTGTTTCATCGGTTGTATTGTGTGTCTGCGTTTCTGTCTTTCCATATTTTTGTGTATTTTCTTCTCCGAATTCGTGTTGATTTTGCGAATCATAAACATGTGCCGTATTTTTTCCAAATTTTTCTTTTTCGTCTTGTTTGTAATCTGTTGTGGCGGTTGTGTTTCGGTCAAGTCTATTTGTTTCTGTGTCTGTGTTGTCCGTTTTTCTATGTCCAGAAAAATCTGTGTTGCTACTTGTGTCAGTTTTTTGTAAACCGTCAAGAACGTTTTTGCCGTCAAAAGTTCGCTTGCTTTTAACCGAATATTGTGTGTTTTTTAGCGGGTCAAATTTTAACAATTCTGACTGGTATAACTGGTTGTAGTATGGCATTATTTCCGCCATTTTTGTGTTCAACTTCAATTTCCAAAGACCAACGGTTTCAAACCCTATCTCACGCGTGTAATAATGGCGTAAGATTTTCGGAAATAAAACATTTTTATAACTTTCGTCAAAAAATGGGATATAGTCCTCAAATATTTTAGGGTACGCAACCCTAATAAGTCGCTCCACATCACCAAACACTTGAATTTTGTTCTGTTCCGCGATTGACTGACATATCCTGCGCACCTCCACTGTATAGGTTGACATTGTTAACACCTCCGTCCTTAAATTCTACGGATATGTTTAGCCCAAACATATCATTTATTTGTTCGCACGCCTGCTCTCTTGCCGTCAATACGCTTTCTCTCATCATCATTGCACCACCCATAGACCGCACAACCTCATCGGTTATCATTCTTTCGCGTTTATTTTCATTTACGTTGACAATACCAAGATAGGTTAGCGCTTCATTAAAAATTTTTGATTTTAATTCGTATAATTTATCTGCAGTATAAGGGGCGTCCGTTTTTAAAACAGTTAACCCCTCTTTGATTCCTTTTTTTCCGTAAATAACTGGTGCGTTTCCGTCAAATTGCTGATAAGCATTCTGCATTGTAAGCCTTTCGTTTTCGTCACATTCAATTAAAACTGGCGTTTTTTGTGTGTTACAATTTACGTCAATAATTCGGTCTAAATTAGCAAGACGCCGTGCAAATAACAACACTGTGTCGTACGCTGGTGTGTGTATCATATTATTAAATAGAACAACGGAATTTTTGCTATTTAAATTTCTTCGATAGCCGTTATTGGCGTAGGCTACACGTCTAATCGGAATATCATACAGATTATAGCGACCGTTTATCATTGCTTTCAAAGCAAGAGACCCGAGCACCTCGTCTTCAAAAAAAACAGCAAAACCGTCAAAAAATAACGTCAATTCAAGGTACCTTTCGTCTACGGTTTTAGGTAAATTTTTCCATTCGAATCGTGAAATTGCCAATTGCTGTAATAAATCCAAGTAATATTGAAATGTTATGTTATTTAATTTTGCAGATTCTAAAAAATTTCTATTCCTTTGATTCGGTGTTTTCCGTCTCCCCATGCTTTTCCACCTCCAATGCACTCGCCATTTTTGTTATGGCTTCGGAGTTCTTGTTTATTGCTTCAATTAGTGGCGTCTGCACTTTATAAATATAGTAGCACAACGCCCCACACATAACTGTTGGAAAACCCACAGTTGAAATTGCTGTCAAAACATCATTCATCATTTTATTTTACCTCCAATAATTTTTTAAAACTGTGAAATCTTTTCCACCAGTTCGGGCAATTCTTGCCGTTAACATCGTGATGACATATGATTGTTTTTGCGTTCGGACAGTACTTGCGGATGTACTTAATTATTTTTTTCGTCCCTGTCACGTGTCCAACCGTCCAACCGTCAACCGCGTCGCACAATTCAATAGAAACGCTGTTGAAATTGGTGCATTTATTAAGGTACTTCGCATTTTTATCAAAAACACCACCAACCGCCCACGCACTTCGGTTCATGGGTATTGATTTTGCATACTCTCCGTTTGCCGATACAAAGAAATGAGCACCAGCTTCGCGTGTGTTATTTTTAGCGAAAAAGTCAACGTTGTTTTTTGCCGTATCTTTTTTATTTCCTGTAAAATGGATAACAATATATTTCACGTCTTTTTTATTTCTTTTCTGTCTTGAAAAAGAAATCTGCTTTGCCTTTTTATAATACATAAAATCACACTCCATTTTCTCCGTAATTTCCGACGGCGTTGCCGCCTTTCCAAAAAGTTAGCCCATTGTTAAAAATCGAACAAATTTTTGCATTAACAACTGCGGGCATTTCTCCAGTTACTACGCAATTTTCTGTTTTTATATAATTGTACAATGGTCTGTTAAATGATGAACCGTTAACACCGTGACCGCTCGGTACTTTTAACTCATTTACCTTGTACCCGTAAATTGTGAAAAAATTGTCAATTGCTTTTATTTCGTCGTGCTGGCAATTTTTTGTGTAGAATTTTGGTGCTATTTGTTGGTTCAAAACCGCGATACTACTAGAACCACCGACGCCACTAACGCGTGGGGCGACGAGTGAGTGCATTTTTTTCAGATTGTCCTCTGCTTCTTCCATTGATTTTACAGAAGAAACAAAATTAGCGGTAGAACCAATAGAACTAGCCAAGCCACCGTATGAAAGATTAGCGTCCTCTTTTTCGGCTTTTTCTGCACCTCCGAGCGTTGACATGCCACCACCAAAAATTGAAACGCCTGTTCCAATAGCACCACTCACTACATTGATTGTATTTTGATTTCTCAAATTCATTTCTTGCTGTTTAAAATAAGCGTCTTGATTAGTGCTATACGGTTGTGTCGGATAGGTCTGTCCGACAAATCCATAGTCTAACCCACGTATAATGCTCTTATAATTGTTCGGTGTGATTTGTATCGTTGTGTTTTCTGAAATGTCCGAGTAGCAAGAAAACTCTATGTTTGTGCTGTTTTGAAAATCTTCGAACCGATATTCAGAGCCACCACCTGCCGAATTGCTCGCTACCAAATAATGGTAGGGATAATTAAAACACTTTTTATTCTTTGGTGTGTAGCCATCTATATTAGTGTGAGACGGTTGTATATTGATATTTGCGAAAGTGCTGTATTCTGTGGTACTGATTCTTCGTGTGTTTGTTGTGGTTGTCAAATTATTACTTACAATTTTTGGTACAGTCGTTAGGTATAAAATTGAATCTGGTAAACCAGCATTGATACCTTTAATCATAAGCGAAAGCGCGTTTTCTTCTCCTACTGGAAAGAAAAGCATATCACAGGGATAAAAAATTCCGTTAAATTTACCACCATTAGCGCGTTTTCCACCCTCTGCCGGGTTTACTGTGTTATACATCGTAGCAAGAATGTAGCCCCCTATACTAAATAAATCCTCTCCGCTTCCTGCAATCTGAATTTGATTCATTCTGTATTCGCTCGGGTTAAAAGGCTCAGGCACTAAATGCTCGAATAATCCGTCTGTGGCTGTGTGTTCCCTTTCAACTAGACATTTTTTTAACGTAAAATCAAAGTAGTATGATTGTATCACGTCTAATTCATATGTTATTTCTGAAACCGCATTATTGACATAATTGACGGAAGTGATAAAAGCATAGAACCATTTATTTCCAAAATCTGTATTTTGGAACATTAAATAAGAAGCATTATAAATATCGTCTGCCTTAACCCCAAGTCTTAACGTCCCCGAATTTACTCGCTGGTAGGACTGCGCTTCAAATTCTTTAAAAACTTTACTTTTGAAGTAAACCGCCTGCGCTGATTTATCACTAAAATAAATTGTATGTTTGTATGCGTTATTCAAAGGTAGATTTTTAATAAGAAAAATCTTTGAATTAGGTTCTATTAAACTCATGTTATCACCTCCGTTATTTTGTCAATGTTTCACGTGAAACATTTTAAACCGTAACAGTAATAGTACAAGTACCTGTTTTAGTGTCGTCGTAGGCACTTGTAGCCGTTACATGTACCTCCCCGCTTTCTGCGCCTGCAAGTACCGTTACTTTTCCGCTTTCTGTTACTTCGACTTTATCGTTGTCGGATGTCCATAATACACCTTTTGGTGCAAAGTTTTCTGTAGCAATATCGGCGGTTAACTGAATAGAAGAGCCTACACCGTTGAGTGTTGCTGTCGACGGCGACACAGTAACGGAGTACACTTTGATTTCTCCAGCGACAAAAAGTGCATTCTGTGCAAACGGCGAAGAAGATACAACCTTCCAAGAATGTAGCCAATGATTCCAATAAAGGCCCTCGCCGTTGTACTGTTCGTTGAATTCCTGTAATACGTCAAAAATCATAAACCACTCACGCGACACTAAAACACATGGGATAGCGTCCAATTTCTTCAAATCCTCGTCGCTGATTTCTGTGTATGTTTCGTCTTTTTCGAAAATCTTCGCAAGTCTTGCTTTATCCAGTTTTCCGAAAGAATCCACCAGCACTTTATGTCCCATGAATGAAGCCTTATCCATGTTAAACGCGCTTGCCAAAACTTCCACATCAATCGTTGCGTCGAATTTTGTGTTGACAAGTAAATACTGTTCGTCTTTCACGTTATGAGTATAAACGCCTGCGGAGTTGTAGTCTTTGTTTAAAAACTCCATATCATTTGAAACACCTTTAATATCTCCAACGATTTCTTTTAAATTAGACGTCTGTACCGTCGGAATCTGCACAGATTTCAAATCCCCATCCAGAATTCTACGTGCAAGCAAATATTTCATCACTAAAAACTCGTCGTAATTTGAAGACGTAGTCATTGCGTCAATGATACGATAAATCAAGTCCGTGATTCCCTCGTAAGTTAGAAAAGCCTGCTTTAACTGATAGTCGCTAGTTGTCTGCTTGTAGAAAGTCTGATAATTCAGAACATGAAAAGCACTTTTAACGTCGGGTATTTCGCGTTTAAAAACTTCGCTTTCGGATTTTTGCTGGTCGAAAACATGCGGTTCTGCTATGTTTACAAAAATCTCTTCGATAGTCTCACCATATTCAAGCATGCCTTTTTTAAAGAACGACCAAGGATTGTCATACATTTTCGAGGTGATAATAACCTTTCCGATTCTGTTAAAAAGCGCGCTTAAAAATTCATTTTTCAATGATGGCGTGTCCATAAGAATTGCGCCGATTGACCGTAAATTCTGTAGGGTGCCATCTGCCTTTGGCACTAAATTCTGATACTCTGCACTGGAATTGCTCCGCACTGTATTCAAAATATCCTGCGTTGTTGCGGTTAAATTGACCGCTTTCGGTTTTGTAGCCATTTTTTAATCCTCCTTTTCTTCGAATAAGTCGTCGTATTCCTTGACTTCTTCGGATTCTGATTCTAACTCGTCCGTATTCTCTTCGGGCGTGTCAATTTCTTTAACTTTTGTTTCGTCGATAGCTTCGAAAAATCGATCTTTGTATTTCTTCCGCCATTCTGCGTCGTTATCTTCGTACTTCTGTTTCCAGTTTTCAGTGTCCGTCTTTCCTAACAAGTCGTCTAATGTGTCTGTAAAATCTTCAATGTTCTTTAAATCCTCGTCCGTATCTCCTGTAATGATAGAACCAAGTCTTTTAAGGTATTCGTCTCTGTCAAGTACAGCCATTTTTTCTGCACCTCCTTTTCTTATAATGTATCATATCTTTGACTTTGTGTCAAGTAAAATTTACAAAATTTCAAAAATAATTGACAAAAAGTCAAAAATATGTTACACTCTTAATGAAAGAGGTGGTAAAAATGTATTATGACGGCACAAAAATTTTGTCAAAAATGGATGTAAACGGAAATAAACCCGAGTTATACCTTGTCACAACGAACCGAACTGGCGGAAAAACCACATGGTTTTCAAGATATTTAGTCAATCGGTTTTTAAAATATGGTGAAAAATTCTGCCTGCTTTACCGATATTCTTACGAACTTTCTGACGTTTCGGAAAAATTCTTTAAAGATATACAAGGCTTATTTTTTCCAAATTATAACATGACCGATAAAAGCCGTTGCAAGGGGACTTTCAAAGAATTGTTTTTAAATGACAAGCCTTGCGGATATGCTGTCGCCATAAACGGTGCGGAAAATATCAAAAAATATAGTCACTTTTTTAGTGATGTAGTAACGTGTTTATTGGATGAATTTCAAAGCGAAACAAATAAGTACGTGCCAAATGAATTGCAAAAATTTCAATCAATTCATACGTCAATAGCAAGGGGGCAAGGAAAACAGGTGCGATATGTTCCTGTAATACTTTTAGGAAATGCGGTTACTTTGCTAAACCCTTATTATACAGCATTAGGAATTTCTACACGTTTAAAGTCAGATACAAAATTCCTGCGTGGAGATGGTTATATATTAGAAAGTGGCTTTATTGATTCGGCAAGTCGCTCACAAAAAGAAAGTGCTTTTAACCGCGCTTTTGCAAATTCGGACTACACTAAATACGCAAGCGAAAATGCTTATTTGAATGATAACACGGCATTTATTGAGAAGCCAAAAGGAAAAGGAAAATACCTTTGTACTTTTGTTTTTGAAAAAAATTCATATGCTATTCGTGAATATATGGAGGATGGTATAATATACGTCGACACGCGTGTTGATAAAAGTTTTCCGCTTCGAATCAGCACGACGACGGCAGACCATCGAATCAATTTTGTTATGCTAAAAAACAACGAATTTATGCTACAAAATTTTAGGTATTTTTTTGAAAACGGTTGTTTTCGTTTTTCAAATTTGGAAAGCAAAAACGCAACAATGAATTTGCTTTCATTTTAAAATTGTATATCCCTTTCGGCTTTATTTGTTTGAACAAATCAGAAAAGCACGGTTGAAAGATACTGCTGATATTGTTAGTCGGGTTTGCTTTCCGCTCTCAAATTTCCGAAAGTCAAGATATAAATAAGAGGGGCGTTTGCCCCTCTTTCTTTTTATGTTTCACGTGAAACATTTTATTCAATTAAATTCTGCAAGCACTCGTGCTTGTATTTACACAACAGACAAGTAGTACGTCTACATTGCTTCTTTATCCATTTTATTTTCACAATTTTAAAGAAATTACGAAAATAAATTTTTATCGAATTTGATATGTGGTGTCGCATAAGATTACACCCCCTTTTATTCTTTTTGGAACTAATTTTCCAGGGACTTCAAGACCCACTTTAAAATCTGAAATATTTCTTTTTGTTTCCAAAAAATGTAATTCTTCTTTTGTGTATTTATCTTCGGTTTTTGGTTCGTAACCCTCTATAGACTTGATAAATAAATCCTTGCATTTTTTAGGCATACCAGCACACGTCACATTTATATAAGGTTCGCATGCCTTCAAGTCCTGCTCGGTTATATGTTCAAGGTAGGTTTTTTGTCTAACGAAAATCCCTTTATCCCACGTACTTTCAAGTGCCCAATGGCAGAAATCTGTGGGATGTACAGGTACGTCTATAAGTTCTTCGGGCTTAAGGTCACAATGTATGCTGTCCGTGTCTGCGTATATAAAACCTCTTTTATTCAAGCCGTGGTAGTTCTTTTGTGCCGTTCGAATAGTGAACTCACGAGCGTAAGAAGTAATAGCCGAACCGATAGCAATATATCCGCATTTCTTTTCGTGTTCTTCTACATTTCTAAACTTCAATTCTTCGTATTCATTTAAATAGGCAACTTTAAAGGAAGAATCGTCGTTAGTAGCTTCTTTACCGTATAAATTATTTAAGAAAAGTTTTGCTAGTGTGCGCAACGCGCCGACGCTTTCCATTTTTTGCTTTTTGTATTTATTGATGTAGTCGTCAAATATTCCTATTGCAGTGTAGAACCATACGCCGTCTAATATTTCTAAATCGTAAACGTGATAATGTTCTTTAAATAATATAAAATCTGTTTTCGTTAAAGTCAATTCAACCACGCATTCCGTTTTCTTTCCAGCTATATTCAAGTAGCGATAATATGTATCTGTTTTTTTATCGTAAAAATCAGAAGTTCGTAACATTTTAGTAGGCTCATATAAGGGGTTATTTTTTATTTGAATAAATGGCAAATATCCTTCTTTCAATTCAAAACGACATTTGAATCTAACAAAATAATAAGTGTTGTCTTGCTCGGTTTTTTCGTGTAAAAAATTTCCACGCCAAAAATAAGGCTGTCCAATTGGATAGGGATTGCCACTTTCTGATGACATCATAGACGGATATAGGCTGTTAACGTCTGCGGTTAGTCCGTTTTCAAAAAGTTTATTGGCTTTTTCTTCGACAAGATAACACCAGCCACCGCGATAGGAATGCCGTATATATTTGTCTGCATTTTCTGCACCGTATTCAATAGGTATGGAAATATCTTCCAACTGTGGAAAAAATAACTTGTAGTCTTGTGCGTCAAATCCTTTTTTAAATTCAGATAAACAGTTACTCCCAATAGTGCTTTTTTCATGCCCATTTTGTAACATAAATTCCAATGCTTCTTTTAAAACTAAAACGTCATTTTCAATATAGGCTTTTTCGTCGTCTTTTATAATGCCGTTTTTATGTCGTATTCCTTTATATTCCATATTCAATTTTTGATGTTTCGTTTTAAAGGCTTTTCCAAGTTCTTCCAGCGAAAACGGAAACAACTTGACGGAATCACGAATAACTATATAGTGGTCGTTAACTTTAATAGTTATACTGTACCATTGGCCCCTGTCTGATATCATATATTTGAAAGTTTTATTCTTCATGTATTCGTCAGCAATCCAAACGTCATTTATCATAGCCTGCTCCATTTCTAAATCACGCAACAAAAAATCCAACCAAAATGAGCCGTCAAATTTCAAATTGTGATACCATAGAAGAATATCCCCTTTTTGTGCCTGCAAAAAATAAAATGTTTGTTCGATACTTGTATGTATGATTACATGTTCTGTGCCTATTTCAACGAGTGCCGAACTCCACACCTCTGTATCTTTTTGTCCGTCGTATACTGTAGTTTCAAAGTCGGCAGCAAAAGTTTTTTCAAAATGAAATCTTTTCACTATTTTTCCTCCTTTTTTATTCCCACCCTATCATTTTTAATCGTAGTCAATATAATATTTTGATTCTTCAAATGCTGTTTCAAATTCCTCTCGCTCAAAATTTTCTACGTTAAAAAATTTAAAAAGTCGCTCGGTATAATTGGCTAATTCTGTTTCTGAATATGCAGTTTTTCTTGTTAGCATGTTTCCGTCATTGATTGCTTTTGCCAAGCCATCCGCAACAACTTCTTTTCCGAATTGTTCGATAGCCATATCCAGCCATTTAGTCAAATAGGGTTCTGCCATTTTTGGAAAAAGTGCAATCATAGACCTAAATGCGTCTATTACGTGTTCACTAAAATCAAACGTTTGTAAGTATTCTTCTTTTTTTGCCACTATGTATTCATCTTTTAAGTTGTCGCGTGCTTTTAAAGTTTCGTATTCATATTGTGCTGTTTTTACATACGCCTGTGTTTGCTCTGATTTCCTTTCTTTTATCACTTTTTTACCGCGAAAATATGAAAGTTCTTCGCCTGTCAATGGGTCTACGTATATAGATTTTTCTTGTATTTGTTTCGGCTTAATTTTTTCAAGTTTATTTATACTTGCCTGTGTTATGTTTTTTGGAATTTTTGGTAGTTCAAAATCTACTTCGAAACCTTGTTTTTTGTATCTTCTTTTAGTTCCTTGTATTCTTTTTCTTTGTCTAAAATATTCTATTCTCAACTCTTCTTTTTTTGTCATGGGTTTTCCCCCTTTTTGAGAATATTATAAGGGCGGTGTATATCCGCCCTTATGTAAATGTTTCACGTGAAACATTTTTATTTTTTCTTCGCCTTTTCTACCTTTACGGAATCCGTGTCAAGTTCGCAATCGACGTACGGACGCCCTGCCTTTGTGATACCACTAATTTTTTTAATAGCAAAAGGCTCTTCGCCCATAACGTCAATAATCTCCATTAATGAGCGCTTGAAAGTCTTGCTTTGCGTGCTGTATACTTTCCCCCTGCTTTCTGTGATGATAGCAAGAATTTCGGTTTCTGTTCCGTCGTCCTTTTCGTCAACGAATTCAAGATAACCTGCTACAGGGATAGAAGTACCATCTTCAACATCTTTCATAGACACAGCACCCTTGCCTGCTGTCATCAAATACTTGTCCACTTTGTCAAAATCTCTACTTTCATTTACGATTTTCATAATAAATTACCTCCATTTTTATTCATTTTCTGTTTCTGCTGGCTTACGGTTTTCTACGCCTACAATTTCGGCATTTTTAACAAACGTTTCTAAATCCATAGAATATTTGTCGTGTTTTTCTGTAAGTGTTACTTTAACCACAACTACGTTGTCTTTCTCGTACTGTTCTTTGGCTTTCTTTTTAGCCCTTTTTTCGGTTGTCTTTCCCACGATGGTATCGTATTCAAAACGAATAACACCGCTTGAAGTATCGCACAACATTATTTCAACCTCTGTACTTGTCACGTCTCTCGTGATTCTTTGTTTTCTTGCCATTTGTTTTTTCCTCCTTTTTTTTGTTTGTTTCTGTTACTGGCAAACCGTCATATAGTGACGGTAAAGCCGTCCACGTGGATTCGAACCACGGTTAAAAACCTTTGACGGCTTGCACAAAGAAAGAAATAATTTTTTCTTTTTCTTTGTCCTTGTTTTTCTTGAAATATTCAACATACCTTGTGATAGGTATTGAATACTCTACAGCATAATCTTTTTGTTTTGCTATAATTTTTTCCTCCATCGTTTCCGGGTCGAAAGTATGCACCAATAAATATCTATCGCCCAATTCCGTTGCCAACTCTTGAACAATGGAATATACCCACACATTCCACTCCACTATAATTGAAGTGGTAAACCCTCTTCCTTCCATGTTGTTTTTCCTCTCTTTCCTTAACTCTGATACCATTGTATCATAGTATTTTTTATTTTACAATAGACAACTTGCACAATGTTTTGTACTGTTCATTGTGCAAGTTGCACAATTTTTATTGTCTATGAACCGAGAAGAATAAGTCTTTTTCATTGTATGTTTTACGAATTTTTGAAACTTCATAGATTGTCAAATTATTTGAAGTCGTTGTGAATATCCCGCATCTGATTTTTATGTTGTATAAAGGTTCTTCTACTATGTCTCCAATTGTACAGCACTCAAATATGCCATCGTAAGCCTGCACCTCTGCAATATGCTCAAATGCTTCATTTGGCAATTCGCCAAACATGCATGTAAATTTTAAAACTGAATATTCATTTGTTCCTGTTTTATCTGAATTCATAACATACATCATAACAGCAGGAAAACCACTTAATAACACAATTTGCGATTCAAAGAAACTTCCTCTAAATCTGTGACCCTCTTTCCCATATACTCTAAATGCTTTTGCTTTCATAATAATCACCATTCACAGCCTTTTATTTGCTGTGCCTTTCTTTATTTGATATATTTATTATAC